TTGCGGCTTTCTGTGCCGCCATTTGCGCTTCGGCGGCCTGCTTCATAGCCCTTGCCGCGGCAATCGCAGCATCTGACTCAGCCCGGCTAGCCCGGGCAATTCTGTCTTTTGCGTCTACAACATCCTTGGACCCCTCGACCCCGGCCTGGGTTGCAGCGTCCTCCTCTTCCCTAAGGTCAGAGTTACTGTCAATAGCCTTGCGCAAGTTGAGCTCTGCCTGAGCGAAAGCAAGCTCCGCCTCCTGGCGTGCTCGAGAGTTGGGGGGCAGGTCCTGGACGGCCTGCAGAGAGTCACGGGCCTTCTCAAACTCAAGGCGTGCTTTCTTCTCGGAGATAGCACCACCCTCAAGCGCGAACCTGAGCTGTTGGATTTTCTCCCGGGCGCGGTCCCGTGCATTGTTGAGGTCATTGATGGCATTAATTGATTCCAGCTGGGAGTCGTTATACGACCGGGTAGCTTTCTCAGAGTTCCGAACTGCGTCTGCTGCTGCAGTTGCGGCCTCCGCTGCACGTTCCCGGGCCTCAGCGAGGACCAAAGGTGCCTCGTCCTCGACCAGTCTCTTCAGGGCGATACGTGCGTCCCTCAGTCTCCTGAGAGCTGCAGTTTGGTTGTCTGCTGCCCCGGTGCCCGCCTCGTTTGCCTTGTTACCCGCCGATATAGCCTCTCCCACTCCCTTGAACGCTAGCTTTGCGGTAATGCCTGCCTGGGCAAGAGACATAAGCGCCGCACCCAAGACTATAGAGGTGCGAGCAGCATTCCCGAGAGCGGAAGTCAAGACGACCAGCCCTGTAACCGCCGCGCCGATAATACCAATCACCCCGGCAATAGCCGGAACGAGGATACGACCGGCGTTAGCCAGTTGTCTCAGCCTTACTCTGGAAGCTTCAGCTTTTTCTGCGAAAGCGTCAAAACTGCTGGCGCCTCCGTCGCCAAAACCTCTACGGAACCCATCGGCAGCGCTCTTGCCTCCTTTTTCCGCAATTCTATCCGCGCCCTCAAAGGCCCTCTCAATATCTTTTCTTACGGAACCAGTGAGGGCACGGACAATTATTGAGGCTTCGCCGATTACTGCCATGTGCTACCACCTCCCCCAGTTTTCAGCGGGGGGGTCGACAAGTTTTCCGAAAGGCAAGGGGCTGTCGGAATTCGAATCTGTAGTGGGTACAAAAGGTTTTGTCGGTCCTTTGTCTGGTTTTGGCAGGGCATCCTCAATATCGGAGCTATTGCCGTGCGGGGCTAACTCGGGCTCGCCAATATCTGTACTATAATTGTACCCTGTTTCCGAAGAAGTGTATGGAAATTTATACTCTTTATTGTACAATTTACCGTACAGGAGAGTCCTCAATTTAGAACGACTCTCGACACCCTCGGGGGTGCTGTACGTGTTATCTTCTTCAAAGAAATAGTGAACAATGTCAAGCATGTCAACAGAGTCCAGCTCTAGGAGCCGGACTCCGCTCATCAAAGCTTTACCATTGACGTAGGGCCACAACTCCTTTGCCCAATCTAGGAGTCCGAGGACTCCTTCGTAGGGCGGTTCGTGTACTCTTCCACCAACCAAGCTGTGATGTCCCCGAGCGCTTCCACGGAGATAATTCTTTCCGGGTCCTCCATAAGCAAGTCAAATCTTGCATAGCTTTCCGGCTTGAGCGTGGTCTCGAAGAAACTGTTGATGGTTGCTACCACTGCTGCGGTGTCCCCGCCCTCAGTCGTTGCAACCAGGGAAAGAAGCTTTTTGCCCTGCATAGCTGGGTAGCACTCAAAAGTTTCTCCATGAATCATGAAAGAAAGTGGCTCAGTCGAGGCTCCGGTGTCTGCGCCGAAATCTTTGAATCTGGATGTCATACTATCTCCTACTGTTTGTGTATTGATTATTGGATGGGGTTGAACTGTCTTGTTTAGTCTATCATCTTGAGTTGGTCTGTAAGGAACCTATTTGGCTTTGTACCGGGGTGTAGCACCATATGCGTGTTGATTATCTGCCCCTTAGACATGAATCTAAGGACCTGACGCTTTCTTGGGAGAATCACGTGGGGACGTGTGCCATCGTGGTGCATACGTGCGTATCTCAGGGAGGCAATTATTTTGATGTATTGCCCACGTTTGATACGAACGTGTCGCATGTGAATGTTTGCCCGCAACGCACCGCTCTTTACTCCCACTTGTGCCTTGGCGCGAACCATGATTTTTCTGCCCTGATATTTCATGTATCTACCAACTTGACCAAGGGGCTGGTCCAAGTAGAAGTCCATCATTGGCTCGTAGAAAGTAACTCGAGCCATTAGGGAATCGACATCGTGAGAGTCAGCCGAGTGGTTTGGTAGCCACCTTCAGGGGGGTCAGAATCTACAGTTGCAATAACTCCCAAGCCGTAGCCACCGGTCTCTCCCCAGGTGTCTAGTTCACTTGCGCTCTCTATCAGAATCCAGGCATCTAGGGCCCCAAGAGTCGCTCCGGCTTGGATGTCTGCTGCCGTGGGTGGGTTGCCGTTTGGTTGGGCAACAGGGACCCCACGGGCTACCTGGACTTGGATAGTGGCAGTACGTGGGTCAGCACACCGGCGAGGCTCAGTGGCTTCGTCCCCGGGGGTGCCGATATACATTTGGGTGAAGGAGACAGAAATCTGTTCACAGTCAACAACGGGGTTGCCCATTGTGAAGTACTGTCTGCTAGGCACGGGCATGTTGTACGAGTCGTAGACAACAACAATTCGGTCAAGAACTTCTTGAAGGAAATTGACAAGGTTTTTTGCTTCGTCATTCACGGAGCTTACGTCTGTTATTGGCATGTCATTTTCCTAACTGCTAAGCGATAGCTATCGGCTTTAGTCTGTTTCCTAATTGATAAATAATATTGCTTGTCAAAATATTGATAATCTCATCAACTGAAGGATTACCTAAACTTGGACGAGTTGCATACAAGTCAATTGTACCTGGGTCACGTGGACCTAAAACAGATAAAAGATTCGCATAGCTGACGTTGAGGCGAATAGTCCCCTCTACGTTGTCGTACAGGGCAGCGTTTGGGAAAGTCTTTGTGACTGTGTTGGCCCAGTTAGAGACAACAGCAGACACAACCCAGGCGGAGTCGTCGGCAAGAAAGTCTGCGCCGAGCTCATTAGTGTAATAAATGTTTGTGCCACCTTCTTGATTGAAGTACAAATCAAAAGCACTGAGTTCAAAGGCGGGGTTTTTCCCGGTTATACGGCGAGCTCTGGGGATGTCTGGGCTGAAGACACGTGAACGGGCCCGAGCTTTGTCGGGGTTGGCTGTCCTGAGAAAGAGGTCAACCGCGTACATTCCAGTCTTCAGTTCGTCAATGAAGTCCTGGTTATCGAGGACGGTGTAGGACACGCCCTGCCTGGCAACGGAAGTGACACGTTGGGGGAGAGCGCAAGTGTCGTCGCCCTCGTAAAGTTTGACAAGCTCGGTGGCAAGAATCCGGGCAGCTGCACGTCCCGCTGTGGGCGGGGGGCTACCATAAGTGTAAGTAACTTCGATGTTGGATGACGTCCACTTGGCGTTGGGGGTGCCGTAGATTGTGGAGTGGTCACCCATGTAGTAAGTACTGGGGTCAACAATCTCTCCGGAACTGTCGCGGAGACTGTGAACCTCAACAACTTTGCGACCACGAAGGCGGACCCTCCGGGAAGATGAGGTCCCGTCCCCCTGCAAATCTTGGCGTGCATTGCTGCGCCCACCGGCAAGGTTCTCTACACGTCCGTTTATGAGCACGGGGGTAGCAGCAACGCTGGAGCCCCCGGAAAGAAGTGGTTCTAGCGTGGAGACATAACGCTCAGTGACGGTGGTTGTCCCGCTGAACTTGCGGCCAGAAAGACCCCACAGAAGATATGACGCGGTTTTGACCGCATCGTACGCGTATTCTGATTCGGCAAATTCGCCAAGCTCGGCGGTGTCAACCCACAGATTACTCATAATTCTCCTTATTTGTGAGGAAAGGCGGGCAGTTGATAAGTACTGAGCACTCACCTACTGCCCGCCTCAACTACTTAGGAAGTAGGGTCCTCAGACGATGCGATAATGAAGTCAATCGGAAGGTCTGGGTTGTAGTCGTCCTCACCAGGCACGTTGTAGGTGCTTGTCGAACCCTGCCCACCGAAGTCGGAGACTGCGATGTAACCACGCTGGCGAATAACTGTACCGGCGGGGGACACGGGGGTCGAGGCAACATCTGCAGATACTTTGGCGTACCGGAAGGTTGTTGTCGAAGGGGTGGCTGTGATGAGGTAGGTTCCATTGAAATCTGCGTCAACACCGGTGACAACTGCCGATTGACCAACAGCAAACCCGTGGGCGGAGCCTGTGGTCAGAGTAGCAACGTTAGAGGTCAAGGTCTTGTTGCTGATTGTGTTAGTTGCTTCCTTGTGCCACGTGTAGAATCCTCTGAGACCCTGGGGTGCCGTAGAGCCACGTGCGTAGCTGTAGGGGCGCTCTGTTGCAATGGGGAATTCCCAGTTGCCAGCAGGACCGGTCCCAAACTCAGCGTTACCGAGGCCATAGCCTTCAAACGTGTTAGCCAGAAGACCGTTCTCAATGACGCGGTCACCAGACTGACGAAGCTTGGCATAGGGAAAAATCCAGTAGAAGAAGGGGAGTGTCGAAGCACGCTTGCCGTCTTTCACCGCAAAGGACCAAACCTCGATGGAGACACCGTTACCGGCAGGGTCATCCCCGACGTTAGGGGCTGCCCAACCAATGCTCTGGTTGACCGGGGACCCGAAAGTCCCGGAGTTCTTGCGGAGAAGAAGACCACCGGAAATCAGCGCTGTAAGCTCAGGGTCGGGCTCACAAATAGCGATTTCCATGGTGATGCGCTTCAGTGTGTCCGGGGCTTTGTACGAGACACAAATTGTTCCGTCGGCGCCCTTTTCAACAATTTCGTCGCCCTCTTCGTACTCAGGGGTAAACGATGCACGCATAAATGCGGAAGTGGTGTAAGAATCGCCAGGCTCGTTGAGAAGGTTTCCAGCAACATCCAGCCGAGTGACACGAATCACCACACCTTGAACGCTGGCTGCGTAATCTTGTGTAGCCATATTTATATTGCTCCTTAAATTTAGTTCTGTTGGTTAGGTGGTTGGGATTGTCGCTCGCACCGCGAAGTGCATTGAGGGCTCAGAGAACACCGCCGCGGGGCGGAATGCTTTGATTGTCATATTATTAATTGTAGCATCTACACCTTCTGGTGTTGTGTTTACAATTTCAGATTTACCGAGGTGGACTTCAACTTTTCCGGTTGCGTACATCCACTTGTTAGTGGCACTCGGCGCAGCACCGGCAGTGCCGATAGGCCCGCCTCCTGTATAGCCAGAGCCAATAACAACTTTGGTCCCAAGGCGGGTCATAACCTGACCCGAATAAGAATCTTCGCCTCTTTTATAGATAAGGCGGCTACCCAGATAAGAAGCAATATCACGAGTTATGTGGATAACACCACACTCACCGGTGGGAGATTCGGCAATTGCTTGTTCTAGGTACATAAGTGCGATGTGCGGGGCAAAGGCGCCCGTTGCGGGAACGGTTGACGATCCGGTCTTGCTCAAGTACATGTTGTCTTCGTTGGTGTCGAAAACGTCTGGCCCAGTACTAATTAGTCCCCGGGCGGCTGTGCCGGTCCAATACTCAAACTCAAGGGCTTTTTGTGTGACAGCTTCAAGTTCCTTGAGAACTCTCTCGAACCTGTCCTGCCCAGGAAGACCAAAGGTAGAAGCGAAGTCTTCGACATCAATATAGAAAGGTACATACCTGAGGTGCCTGGCGTCAGCCTGGTTATCAGACATTTCGCCGTCAGTTATCACGGCGTCGTTTATGGTGAGAAGGCGCACGTACGAGGGCATGGTGTCAAACTCTTGGTCCAGCCCCCGGACCCACTCTTCGTTGTACTCGTTCCCTTTGTGCTCTTCAACACGTGCAACGCTCAGGATGCCACAAGGAGCAGGGTATAGCTCTCCAGCGGGGTAAACTCCTCTGAATTGTGCCATTTCCTATATCTCCTTGCTTGTCCTGAGCGTTGCTGTGTTGTTACGAAGTAGCTGTTGCTACTTAGGGTTTAGTACTCGATTACCGCCGCAGCAACCCCACCGAGCGTGTCGCGGAGAGCCGCAGCTGCACCGTTCACGTTGATGGTGGAAGTGATAGCGAGCGACTCGATACCGACCTTGGCAACACCCTCAAATGTTTCAATGAACATTTTGTAGTCGTTAGTTCCGACCAGGGTGGAGTCCCGGATGATTCCGAGGTCCAGGGTTCCGCCGTCAAGGAGCAAGAATGTTCCTTCAGCGAAGAGGTACCAGACGAACGTGTCAGAGAACTCGAGAAGTGCGGCTGCACCCTGAGCCCCGAAGACGCTTCCGTCAAGGGTATAGCTGACCTGGAGCCCACGAGCCGCGATGTAGCCATCAATCTCCGCGTAAGCGTTGAGAGTGCTGTCACCAGGCATCGAGAGAGCGAGGTCGGCTGCCATCGCATCTTTCACCCATGAAGGCATGATGACGCGAAGGGAAGTGTCAACTTCCAAACGGTGGCGAGACCGGTAGGCAGTCGCGGCGCGACCGAGCTGGACCAAGAAGTCACGACCGAAGCCCAGGAGGCTCGAAGTTGTGACGGCTGTGGACAGGGTACCGATTCTCGAGAGAATCTGTACTTCAGCTTCACGGGCGTGCTGAATCAGACCAAGTTCGTTGTGACGAACAATCAGTTCAGGGTACGCACGAGTTGCGAGGTTACCGAACTGCATCTGAAGGGTAATCGCGTCAGTTGCGACGGAAATCTCTCCGGCAGCAGTTACTGTCAGGCTAGCCTTTGTTGCGGGGCTGGGGCTACCTGCAGCATCGTTCGCAGCAGTCCAGACGCCAGTCGCATCTTCGTAGTCTTCCAGAATGGGCGGTGTGATGAAGCGGATACCACCACGGTCAGCCTGGAAACGAGGCAACGCGTCACGCACAGGGCGGGCGGTTGTGCCGAATCCGAAGATTTCGTAGCGAGCTTCGAAGGGAGCAACGTGACCACCAGCGGCGGTAATTGCTTCCGGGGAAACTACTTCATTGATTTTGGCCCAGTTGCTCTCAGCATCGCTGTCGAGAGTACGGTTTTCGGGGAAAGTGGTCGTGACGGAAGCAACAATGTGCTGTTCGCCATCTCCACCATTCACACGCCGAAGCGAGTGAATTCGTTTTGCCATCGCCTCAGCGACGGTGTCCATGCTTTCCAGAGTACTACCGGCTGTATAACCAGGAATGTCTGCACCCGCCGTGATTGCCACGGGAGCGTAAGACTCCTTGATTTCCATTCGGCGGTCCGCTGGGACCTCGAGGTCGAGGTTTTCTGCGTTTGCAGAAGCGGTCACGGGTGCCTCCATAGTTTCTTGCGCTGAAAGTTCAGCTGCAGGTTGGGTTGGTTCATCGGTTGGTTCTGTAGTAGAAGCTTCAGCCTCGGCGGGAACATCCACAGATGCTTCGGCAGTCGCAGTCGGCTCAACGGAAGCTTCAGCTTCTGAATCCTCATCTACGGATGCGTCCTCATCGGATGCTCCTTCTTCGGCAGCTTCCCCTTCTGGGTCTGCTTCGGCTTCGGCAACCTCAGCAACAGCCCCATCGGCTGCTACTTCTGCTACTTCTGCTTCTGCAGGGGCGGTGACTTCTTCGGTCGAAAGTTCAGAGGTTTTCTTCACTTCAGTTGGCGCTTCAGACATAGCCTTTTTCTTTTCTTCGTCTTCATCCTCGGGAGCGGGTGCTTCCTCGGGGGCGGGGGTTACAGGTACGTCTGCCTCGGCCGCTGGGGCGTCTGGCATGACGGGTGCTGCTTCTTCCGCGGCAGTCTCATCTTCTGGGTCTTTCTGCATTGCTGCTTCAGACTCGGGGACGGGCACTGCTTCAGACTCTTCGGAGGGCATGCCCTCTTCTGGCTTATCGGTCTCACCGTGTACACGTGCGGCTGCCTCGGTGGCTCGCGTAGCGAGCTCCAAAACTGCGGCCTCGCGCTGCTTGAGTTCTCCTCGAACACCGTCAAGCATGTCGGCAAGCGATGTCATAGCATCGACTGTTTGTGAAGAAGGGTCTTCTGATTCGACCGTCTCAAATTCGGCGATGATTGCACTTTGAAGTTCGTTGACTTGAGCGTCATCTAGTTCAGAGAGCTGATTCATCGACTCTTTAATCTGGTCCACTGTCCCTCCTTAGGGCAGTTACAGTAAAGCGGGGTTGCTTTACTTGCTGTTTAGTCGAGGCTGAGGGACTCAAGGACGCGCAAGGCGCAGAGGCACTCTACCTATTTATATATTACAGGTTCAGTGTGTGCGTGATTGTACAATTTTTAATGCCTTACGGACATTATGTTAGGAGTCGTAGCAACTTAGACATTTGAGATGATATCTCTGACTGGCTGTAATAGTCGGCACCGGACATAAAACTCTTCAGGTCGGAGGTCGCAATGTCTGCATCTTCCTTACCAATTTTCTGCTCGACCTTGTCAATCATGTCTTCCATCAAACTGCGGAGTGCAGGAGGGACATCGCTGAATCTAATCTTGGAAGCGTCTGCTCCGAAGTCAAAAGGCAAGTTCGCAATAACTTTGCCAAGTTCCGCCGAGCTCTCTCGGACATTCTCCAAAGAGTCAGGATTTAGGGCTTTTGTGTCCAATCTGTCGATAATTCCAATCAAATCATCGGCAGCTTGCGACGCAGCGGTGTAGTTCCCAGCGTTGTCGAGGTTCTCTGCCTCTTGAACTTTCTCAACAACACGTTGCAAACCAACCGCACCAAGGTCTTGTTTCAGCCTGGCAAGCACCTTTCGGAACTTCCCAGAGTCGTCCCGGGGCTGTGTGTCGGGGGTAAATTTGACTATGCCGTCGTCCTCGTTGTCCTGGGACTGCTTTTCCTGCTTGAGAGCTTTAATTTCCTCACGAGTGAGGTCCTCAAGCACATCATCCTCGGCTGCAGCGGTCAAACTCTGTTTTGAAAAAAGTGCTTTCGAATTTAGAGAATTGAGTGCTAATTCGGCTCTTTTACGAAAATCAGTGACAATGTCTGATACCGGCGCCTCAAATGTAGATGCAGCAGTGAGTGCCCGGTCGCGCAAAGAAATTTCCTCGCCGTCGGCAGAGTACGCAGTACTCCATCTGGGAGGGAGCAAGTCCTCTTTTTTCAAATCCTTAGCGCGAACCATGATGTGCTTGCGAACGGCACCCTTGGCTCCGGACTTAGCTTTGCCGTATGCTTTGACCGCGTTGCGCAAATCGTTTGCGTTACGAATGGGGAACGAGCCATCAGGGAGTGCCTTGCCTTCTTTAGCAAGACGCTCACGGACACGGCGGGAAACAACAGCTAATTCATCTTCAGGGTCACCATCCATCATCTGAATCATGTATTCCCAGTCGCCGTCCTCCTCACCCTTCTTAGACTCTTTGGCTTCCTTCACACGGTTTGATAGCTCGCCTGCGCGAGCAGCAAGAACTTCCTGGCGCATGGCGGAGAAGCGGGACTTGGCCGCTTCTGCACCCGGGGCGTAGCGAGCGGTCTCGAGGCTGGTGACCTTTGCGGTCAGCTCAGCCAGGGGGTCGTACTTCAACTGGGCCAAAGTGCTAGCCCCGGCTGCAACCAAGGCCATAATCTGACCAGACGCAACACGGGCACGAGCAATGGGGAACCCAGGGACATTTACTTGGCACACAGCTACCAGCTCAAGGCGGCCTTTGATGGGCCTCCAGTCACCAGAGGGGGCCGATGCACGGGCAGCACGGATTTGTTCGGGGCTAGTACCGGGGCGCAGAGCACCAGCAACCCAGATTCCGTATGCGTCCTCGCCAGCGAATACATCGGCAAATGCGGAGGCTGTGTCATCATAGTGACGGACAGCCTGAGCTGCGTCCGCCTGCATGCCAGCGTGGCCACCAGCAAGCGTCAGCTGACCCACAGAGACGTTAGTCCCCTCCATGGTCTGCAACGAGCCGGTGTGGAAGTAAGCGTACTGACTACGAGAACGCGGGGGGCGTGTACCGGCAGTCATACCGATGTGGTCAATTCCCCAGGAGGCAATGTGTCCGAAGACTCGTCCCTCATCGTCGATAACAACAGGGGAGGGTCTGTTCAGCTTGGGGTTGGCAAACCAAGCCTTTGGGGGAGCCACGGGGATAGCACCCGCAACCACACCGCAAGCGACCAGCGCAGATGCGTCCAAAGGATTGACTCCGTCGACATAGATACCGTCTGCTTGCATTGGTTCCTCCTCTAGTCCATCGGTCTCTTCGACCACCTGGATGTAGCATTCTTGGAATGCTGGTTTGGGTACAATCGTGACAGCCATAACTCTGGCTTGTCTAATATATATTTTATCGGACTTTTCTTCTTCTGTTACTTCAGATTCAGACAGCTCCGCGTCAATTTCAGGAATTTCTGGCTCGTCGGGCTCGTCCTCTTCAAACATGTCCATGTCGGCAGAGACCCCGCGGATAAACCCATACCGGACCAAACGCTCAGCCTCTACGCCGTAATCCCCTGTGTCGAAGTAGCCGTAGCCATTTCCGATACCAGCCGCCACTCGCTCCATGTGAACAATCTGCCCAACAACAACCGAGCCGTCATGACCGGGACCAGTCTTAATCTGCCATAGCAAGGGCACAGGCATTACCCGGAGGTCGATAGAGTCTTTGTAGAAAATTCGACCGTCTCCGGTTTCTACACCTTCGGGGATGACGAGAGGGATGACAAACTGAGCGCCGCGTTGCCCAAGCTCTGGTGTAGGTCCTGAGCGACCTACAAGACGAGACTTTGCTGAGTAGGCTCTGGCACGCAGAGTGAACTCGCTGATAATAGTTTCAGTAGTTTTTAGTGTCTCAATCTCCGGGGACACCATCTGAGGCTCAGCGGAGGCGCGTACGGACTTTTTCTTGCCAGCGTTTCGCTTGTCCCCGGGCCACACACCGGTCATCTCTTTGTGCCGGAGGGCGCAATAGCCCTTCGCCCTTGGTCCCATGTACTTCTTGAGATAGCGGTTACAGCGGGTCCAGTCACCACCAGTGCCCCAGCGAATCTTGACACCACCCTTACCTACGGTCCAGTAGCGACGCAAAGTCTCAGCGTTGCCCCTGTTGCGGTCAGCGCCACCAGCAGCCATGATGCTACGAAGCAGGAAATTATTGCTCAAAGCAGCTGAGGCAGCTACAGGGGTGACCTCTTTGCCGTCAATCTGTTCGATGACAGCAGAGAGAGACATGTTATCTAGCACCACCACCGGCGGGGGTGTGGGGCTGTTGAGGTCGTTCATAAGCTTGTCGTCCTTGACCCACTCGCCCGGTTCACGCCGGTAGGTGGCGGGTGATGTGCTTTTGGCGTGGGCCGGGACAAGGGACAGCAAGGTCATAACAGCTTGGGGGTCGTCGGGCGCAACAATAGCCATGTAGATGGGAGCTACGTCGGAAGTTTCAGGAGTGAGTTCCTCAGGCTTTGCACCCGCGGCAACAACACCAGAAGCGTAGATGTTGTACTTTTTGTCGAGCGCATCCGTGTTCTCTTTGCCATAGACCTCATTACGAGAGTTTTTACCGTCTGTGGGAACTATTGGGTTGTACCACCCGCCCTGGTAGGAGTTTGAGGGCCCGCCAAGGCTGTTGTCCAGCCAATCCCGAAGAAGGGGGTCGTTGGCAACGTTGGGTGCAATTGCGGGGTTCCAGCCCGCCCTGGGGCTTCCGTTGGGGTTGAAGGCGCCCTGGTAGTAGCGACCCATTGCTGTGTTGTAGTCTGGAACGGCTTTGGGGATAAAAGGCTCCGCGGGGCCCGGTGTGTATTCGGGGGCAAGGCGTTGGTCGGAAGCCCAGGTGCCCCAGTCGGTGACAAGGGAGCCTAAGTCGTTTGCGTTGAGTGCGGGTAGTCGCCCGGGGAGGTTGGCTTGGGGTTGGTCAATAGGTGTTCGAGGTTCCCCAAGAATCCCACTAAAATCTAGATTGCTAGCGGGTACCTGGGAGACAGGCTCAAATGTGCTGGACTCTTGGACAGTCGCACCAGGAACCTCAACTGTGTTCCCATCGGCTAGTTGGACGCTGACAGACCCGGCTTCGGGGTTCTGCGCAGTAACAACACCAGAGTAATTAGCGTCACCGCCAATAATAACGGTGGAGCCTGTCTGAGTGAATCGACCAAACTTATCTCGGACCTGGGCTGCAGCGTTCTCGGAGCGCTCTTCGTCTGTGTACACACCGGGGGTCTGGTCCTCACCGGCGGCTCTCATGCCGTATCCGGGGCGGTAGTCCGTCAGCTCAGGGACTGCCTCAGTGCTAAATCGGTCGTACGTGTCCCAATCCATTTCTGGAATTGCGTGCTCGAACATATCTGTTTCGTCAAAATTTACTTCTTTAAGGGTGACTGACTTGAAGGGTGCACCGTCAAACATCGCCGAGATAGTGACAGCCGTCTCGGGGTCTATGGGAACATAAATCTTTTCACTCATGTCGTATGGGTCATCTAGGACTTTGTCGAAGGTGTCAAAGTCGTGGTCGATGTTCCCCATGTCGTCCCAGTAGCCGTCATCCCAAACCTGGCACTTGCCGTCTTCTTCAAGACGGTAAAGACGGTCCACCGCGCCCTTGTTCAGGCTGATTCGGATGAAGAACTCTGTGGGGGGGCCTTCGTGGGAAAACGAGCTGACATCGGTGCGCTCAGCGCCCCCGGGGTCACCGTACATAGAAGCTGTCAGAGGGTCAGTAATTCCAGAGGCCCAGCGCTGGGCGGCGTCGCCACCACGAAGGGCTGAGGACACACGTCCAACACTGGGGTAGCCATCGTCAGATGGGGTATAGCCCGTGGCATTTTTATCTATTTCGTGCCTGGGAAAGTACTCAGCGATGTGCCGAACCTGGTCAATATTGATCTGGCCACCCGCAACTAAAGTGTGTGCAATGGCGAGCCCAACCCATGAGCCGCCGTGTCCCATATCTTCACGCCACTTCAGACCGCGCTTAGCCTCGGAGGAGACAGATTTGGGGACCGTGTACATGCGGTCGTTGGCAGAGACGACAGTGATATCAAGCTCAGTGAGAGCGGCGTTGGCTAGTTCTAGGGTAGAGTTGGCTGGCTTCTTGACAGTCCTTTTCCACGCAAGGGAGGCGGTAATAGTTGCGACGGCACTGACCGACACAACCGTGTTGCTGAGCTCATCGACAACAACACCCATGCCGTCTTTACTGAAAAAGAACTGGGTGCCGATTCTGCCTACAAGCTCAACTGCGTTAGTCATTGTACCTTCTAGTTTCATATTCGGCCACCTCAGCTATGTCAATTTCTTTGCCGCTGTCAAATTTTTCGAGCAGCTTAAGTTCCTTGGAGTCTTCTTTTTCTAGGGTGATGGTCCTAGTGTCGTCGTACATACCAGGTGTTTCCTCCGTATCAAACGGCGCCCAACGGCCTTCTCTACGGTGGAATACCCCGTAGTTTTCAACCGTGTAGACCAGCTCGGACGGCTTGCCAGTTTTGTTGTCGACCCAAAGTGTGATGTAATCGACTATCAAAGTTCCTTTTGAAATCATGTTTATCTCCTTCTACAATTGTATCTCGCCGGAGGCGGTGGGTATGTTTAATTCTTGGGCAGTAATGGGGGTTTGTGCCGCGGCGACTATCGACGCGTTCAGGCCAGAGATGGCTTGCATCTCAACTCTGGAATCATCGCCCCCAAACTTGACCCAACGCTCGTCTACCCTTCTTAGAAGAGTGTCGTCCTCTTTTCTGATGTAGAGATTCTCAATAGGCGCCTCGGGGGAGCCAGGCACAGGAATTACAAACTCGTAGCCAGTGCCGGAAAGCTCCTCCATTGTTGGGACACCCATAGGGATTCCAAAAAAGAATTCAATATTGTGGAACGGCAGGATTGGACCAATTGTAAAGAGTCCGGTGCCCGACTCAAAGCGATACCCTGGGCCCTCTGGAACTAGCTCTGTGCCGTCCACCAGTCCAAATCCTTTAGTAGTCATATTGCCAGCGGCAACAAAAACTGCCGGGGAAAGCCCCGGGGGAGTTTGGTAGTACGCACCAAGGACAATTATCTGATACGTCTCCGCGGAATCGTCCGACTCGTCTAGGCTGGCGTACCTGTGCAGGACACAAGGCTTGTGGAACAGAGTTTTATCTCTCATTAGTAATCCTTTATTTTTTGTTTTAGGCTCTTTACGTCTAGTGCAAAGTAGTCCTCCAAAGACATACCTGCTATCCTATCTATCCCTCGGGCCCTAAGTGCCGCTATAGTTCGTACAGCCATTTCAGCTGGCATGTTGACCCCCACCGAGGCAGAAAGGGATAGATTGTTTTTGATCATCAGCTCCCCATAGTGGCCACGGTTTTCTATCTCCGAGAAGATATCCGTGTTGCTCTGTGTTAGCTTTCCCCAGCCGTCGCCACTGTTGGCAGTAAATCCCATGTTGGCCAGAACCTCCCGAGGGTCAAACACAATTTGGTAGGTCTGGCTCATGTTGGTCTGGGGGAAAATGCCACCATTCATGTACAAGAACACGTACCCAGCGCCCGCACCCTTGACATCCGCGGCCGAGGAGTTCCCCCGGGAGAAGTCCCCGGTGACGTGCCTGCTTACGGTGCTTTCAAGTCGGCCACTCGCCAAAATGTTAACTAGCGCGTCTACGTGTCTTTGTTTCCGGGCTGTTGAGCTTTCCCCGGAGACCTGGGGCACATAAACATCGTGGTGTACCGGGCCAAGTTTAGTCTGCTTGATTATCTTCTTGACAACACTCTCAGGCAGCCTAAGAAGTGGGCGCCCCTGGGTGGTGTCGTCGGAGGCCAGCACAACATCCTCCGGAGTCACACCCCACACCGCCTTGATTTTCTGTAACTCCTTCTGGCGAAGGGCACCCCGGGGGTTCTTTGTCCCGTCGCTAAGATTCGCAAACAGTGTAAGAAGCTTGTTTTCCGCCAGGTTCTTGACGTCTACGTCCGTGGCGGGCCGGGAGCTTTGGACACCCGCTGTCGCCAGCGCCTTCTCAATAGCAGCGGCGTCCGCACCACCGGGGAGATTTATGTCAAAGAAGTTGTGGAAAGCTTTCGGGGTTGTGGATTGGTTGACGTGCTGGAAGAAGTCAACTTTCTCGGTGTCCTCTTGCGAGGCATCAATGGCCCGGAAGACTTGAATCTTTGCGCCGTCGGCGTCAGCAATAGTGTACGAAGCCCCTCTGTCCTGTGGGTCGACATACTTAGCTGGGCTTACTCCCTTGTGGACAAGTTCTCCCGACACGTCCTTCTTGAACCTGTCTAGACTGATAGTGGGGGTTACGACAAACTCCGAGGGGTTGCCCTCCTTGATATTTTTTATCAGGTTGGTTCCGGCCCAGTCCGTGAGCCTTCCTGTGATTCTTATACGGGCTTTCTTGCCTTTCATAACCCTTTGCACCCTAATCTGCAGGTCCTCTACCGAATCCCCGTCTACTAGCGTGTAGTACCCATCGGCACCGTCTTTGTTCGCCGTATCGGCCAACAGCGCGAGGATACTTTCGATGGTCTTGGTGCCTGTTGCAGATGCGTCCCAGCTAGGGAGTTGTTCGAGTTCCGGCGCATCAAATCCAGGACCAGACACATTATCGGGGTCGTTAGTCTTGAGACTGGCGATCGTGGTCTCTTTACCTTTGTAAACTTTTACAGCGAACGAAGGGTCAAAATATACATTGAACTTGTCCTGGGCACTATCTTTTGAGATAAAGTTGCCAGTTGAGACAAGGTCTTTGGCGTTGACGTTGTTGAAGGTCTTGCCCGCTTGCGGACCAGATAGCATGACGACGTTGAGACTTCCGGGCTTTTCACCATAGATTTTACCTGCGGGGCTGCTCGCATCGAACGCATATTTATTTATGCCGCTGACTATCGCCCTACCTGAACCCACCCAGACAAGCACGCCAGGGACAAGTTCGAGGTTGTTTTTGTCCTTAGGGATATTCTTTTTCTTTTCACCGTCTAGTAAATCCACTCCGGTTTGTACCCAGCCGTTGAGCATATCAAAACTCTTTGCCCCTTGGAACTCGTCGTAAAATGCCGAAGTCCCGGTGATTAGGGGCGAGTATGTTTTCTGCACCGTAAGCACCATACTTTCTTCGGTGTACGAACTTATCGAGGTGCCGGTGCTCGATACCTCTTTACCACTGAGAGGTGTGCCGTCTGGGTTAGACGTTGCGCCGTTGGGGCCCTGCCCGGCGATAGGCCCGGGCTTGGGGGGCCCAGCGGGCGCGGCAGGCGCGGGGGTGGGGGCCGCGGGGGTAACATCCACAGCCCCACCGGTTTTGCCAGTTAGAGAAATAACTGTTGCTGTATCGGTTGCTAGGAATGGGATAGTTTTCCCGGGGAACCCACCTTCCGGCTTGTACTCTACGTACGTGCCGACACCTGTCTTTTGGACTAGAGCGCTGGTGTCTTTGAACATAATGACAGCACCCGGGGGTAGCAGGCTCTCAGCCTGGGCATATGTGACGGTATTGCCCGGGGTGGGCTGCGAAGGGATGCTTTCGGGGGCTCCGGGGGCTGGCGTGGGGGTCCCAATAGACGCGGCCGTCTGAAGGGTAGTACTCTGCGCAACAATTGTGTTGGTTTCGCCGTCGCTGTAGGTCACCGAAAGGTAGTCGGTGTAGGTGTATATGCCCGTGGTGGGCTCCACGCTCTTCTTCCGCTTAAGGGAGTTGACCTTGGCGCCCATTTTGTATTTACTGTGCGTTTTGCTTGTGACCGTAACTCGGTCGCCTATGACAATGACATCGTTATTACTGTCAACATAGGAACCGGACTGCTTGGGCTTTGCCGTGTCGGCGTACAAAGTCTTTAGGTTTTCCGCAGTGAGGCTTTTTATGATCGGCGCTGGGGTGTCCCTAGCGTTGCCGATTTGGTCATCAATCTTTGAGAACAGGGCCTTGGTTGACTGCCAGCCGTTCTTCCCCATCTCCTTTATTCGGGTGTCCCCATTTTCTGCTGTCACCCGGTGGTAGATGTGGAAGGAGTTGTTGTTCTGGCGACGAACCACAACATCAAATCTACGTTTGTCGTGCATAGTCGAGAAGACAACAATGTGCCCATTGGGCAGAACTTTTCCGTCATAGTCATCAATAGTTTGCTGCCAGATAAGGTCGGTTGCTGACTGGTCCACATCAATCGCTGCGGACGCTTTCTCAAGTTCGTCTACGGTGCTGGGGGTGTCGTCGTCCTCGGTGGGACCATCAAGTGCGGACTGGACGGCATCAGCGATAAGCTTCTCTGCGGTGTTGAGGGCAGTCTCGGCTTCGTCAACCAGGTTGTCGAGTTTATCAATTGCCTCATCAGTGATGTCGTCGTCGACATCCTTACCCTCACCGTGGTTTTCTACATCGGTGGTTGTGGGGTTCAGCGCGTTGTGCATGAGGGCTATCAGGCCATCAATTTGACTTGCGGTCTCACTCCCCTTCGCTTCGGGAAGCTCGGCATCTTCCACGGGGACTTCTACACCTGGGGAGTCAAATTCTTCGACCTCGGCGACAGCGCTAATCTGCACCATTTTACTGACGGTAAACTTTTTGAGTTTGCCCTCGGCGTCACGGGTAAGAATATTTGTGTTGGTTTCGCCGTCGCTAAGCTCCAGCAGTATGGGGGTTACCTCACGCGTAGTGCCTTTGTAAGCAAAAGTAAGAACTTTTTTATTAGTAATAGCGTCGCCTACCTGGGCCTCAATATCGCCGTCCAGGTCAAGAATAACGGGCTCGCTGCTACCGGGAGGTGGGTCGTCCGCCTCTACCACAAGCTCCGGTTCCGGGCCCTCTTCCGCTTCCTGCGACTCACGCAGGTCTTGGACCGCACCCATGTCAAATAGCCCATTGAGGTTTACGGTATCCATGCTTGCGTCAAAAGCTTCTTCGGCGGTGTCGTAGCTACCGATGTCCATAATGTCCTGGTCCATGCCATCGGGGTCATCACCCATGATCTCAGAGAGAACCCACTTGCCATTTGCCCCCAGGGAAATCAGACCGCTTACGGGGACAGTCGAAGTGGCGTCTAGCTGATACGTGTTCTCCCCGGTCTTGTCCCAGGCCCAGCCAGCGGCTAGTTCGTCGGGGGTCAGTCCGGCGGTTTCCGAGGGTGCCTCGTCGGGAATTTCCGCTACGGGCTCGGACTCCGTATCGAGCTCATTCATAATCCACTTACGGCGTAGGATGAGTATGTCTAAGATTTCTTCGCCACGGTCGGGGTCCTCAAGGAAAATCTCATCGACAATTTCTTTGATTCTCTCCTCTGACAAGTCGGCAACCACTTTTGCCGATTCATTCAGTTCAGCGTCGTTCATCCCTTTGAAGACGTCGGCGGACTGCTGATTCATCTTGGGATTCCGAAGACTCTCGATAAGGAGCACGTCATCGGGCATGTCTTTGTTCTTGCCCTGGGCCCGGTAGAACAGTGACCCACCCGGGTCGATGCGATAAACTTTTTCGTCTTTGACAAGCATGTTGTCGTACTCAAGCCCGACAGCGTCCCAGTTGTTCAGCCACGCGTCAGGGACAAAGCCCTTTAGCGCAGTGGCAAGAACCTCAGGGTTGTCCATAAATTCATTGAGTTCGCCATCTACGCCGTCAAGGATGGGGGAGACAAGGATGGTCTTCTCGTTGTCGTCGAGACCGAGGTACACACGGCCAACGGGGATGCCCATAGCTTCGTAGAGTGCGGAAGCGAGGACCTCGTTACGGGCGTGGTCGTCGGACTTGGGGAACTTCACATAGAACTGTTTCCCGTTTTCGTCTTCGTACAACCCACCGGGGTTGGAGCCAGCCTGCTCGCCGACTTTTGTCCAGCCCTTAGTCTTGTAAATTTTTTCGGAGCTGGGGGCGCTTGTGGGGACTTCTGCTACGGGTTCCTCCTCCACACCCTCTTCCTCAATCATCTCTTCTGCTTCTTCAGGTGTTGGCTCGTTGTTCTCGTAAGCTTCGCGCAAAATCTCGTTGGTGTCTATGCCCTGCAACTGAAGAGCCTCACGCAAGAACTCCGCGGGGACATCGTACGAAGCTTCTTCCCCGTTAGAGTCCAGGTAGGTTACCTGTGCATATCCGGGGCGACCGCCGACGCCGTCGACAGCGTCACGCAGAAGTTGTTCTAAAGTTTCAGTCGCCATGTCCATGGCCAAATCAGCGGGGCTGTTGGATGTCCCAGGCTCGGGGGTCTCAGATACGACTTCGCCCGGAGGGGTGTGCCCGCCGTCGAGGTCATACTTCCCCTCGGGAATGTTTGGGAACTCTTCGTTGTCCGGCAGGAACTTTCGGTAGTCCCCGGTGTCAATAATTTCCTGGAGCTCTTCGTCGGTAAGTGCCTCGAGCAGGGGAGGGAGCTCACCGCTCTCACGGAGGTCAGCCGGAGTCAGCTCAGCGGGGGTTTCCTCTGCTTCCTGAGTCTCCTCTTCTTTGGACTCTTCGGGAATTACTGCTACAGGCTCTTCTTCTTCTGCCTCGGGAATCTCTGCTACAGGCTCTTCGGTATCAGAGGAGTCCTTGCCTTCTATAGCGTCTAGGATTGCGTCAGCGTCAGCGCCCTGTGTCTTTAGCGCTTGATACAGAGCCTCAGCGGGGAGGAACTCATCTCCGTCATCAAAGGGGAGCATGCCCTCACCGGTGCCACCTTGTACAGCCTCAGTCAAGGCGTCAGTGATTTCTTTCTCATCGTAGCGCTGGGCAAGTTCCGAGGGGTCGTCGGTAAAGTCCCCGGACTCGATATCCTTATTGGAACCCTCGGGGAAGAACGGGCCGCGGTCCGTTTCATAGAACCCGCTGGTGTCCTCCTTCTTTGGCTCCACCGGTATCTTCACACTGGGGGCGGTCGTGGATTTTGGTTCTGGCTTTGGCTTTGGCTTTACCGGTACCTTCACACTACGTGCCGTCTCGGGGTCCCTGTCAAGCTCACCCTGGGGAATCATGGCTACAGCGTCTTTACCTTTTGCGAACAGGGGCTCGTCGTCGTCAATAGCTTTCTGAATGCCCACCCAATTCTCGTGAGCAGAGATGGGGACAATCCCGCTCAGCTCTACTCGGGAGAGGATAAACCCAGCGTCGCTCTTCAGGACCTGGTAGTTGCCGGGCTCGTCTTCCCACGCGGAAATGACATCGGCTTCATTGACGCCCTTGGGCATAGTGATGTCGTCTGTGCTCACCGGGTCAAAACCGTAAGGTTGGTCGACAAACACCATGTCGGCTTCGTCAACAATCGTGTCAGACGCAGAAGTCTTGGCGGGTGTCCCGCTCAGGCCGTCTGCGTCGTTTTTCCCGGGGATGAGAGCTTTGACTTCACCAATTTCTAGTGCGTCAGCGTCCGCCTCAAAGAGTCTGCCCTGGGGAGTTTCTAGAATGACAGTGTTGCGCTCGGGGTCGGTCGAGACGATGTTACCCGTTTGGTTGTAGGCTTTCCCGTTCCTGCCAACAAGAAGACGAGCCTTTCCGCCCATGAAGGCGAACTGACCCTTAGAGTTGCGGAGCTGGCGACGCCAGAACCCGTTGTTGGCGCCGTCGTTGAACCCAGCGGCAGCAACTATAGGGATGTATGCCACACCCATAGCCTTGAGACGTGCAGCCGCGTATTCGTGCTCAGGAGTGCCCGCAGAGGCAGTAAACGCCTTGATAACAAGGGAACGTACCTCGGTGTCGACGATTCGGGGGTCGTCTGCGTACCAACGGGCCCGAGCATCTCTGACGCTAGAAAAATCCATCTTGTGCCTACGAGTGGACAGCGGGTGCCCGATAACCAGCAAGTCAAGGTGCACCGAGGCGGGGTTGATAAGCTTGCTTGTTTGAACGAGAGAAATGTGTTCAGAGACAGCTTTGAGTGCGTGTTGCTGGCGTACAGAAAAGGCTTGGTCTTTGGTTTTAGCCAAGGACCGGCTAGCAACCTCTACCGCGGTGCCCTTGTTGACAAGGCGCATCCCGTGCTGTCCCTCGTTGGCCTCGTCCGCAAATTCCCAGGCGGCGGTCTTGATTCGCGCCTCAGCGTCACCGTGGGTGAAAAGTCTATTTGAAACACTCCGCTTACCGAACATTAGGCTTCATCTCTCTTAGTGGGAAGAAGGTCCGCATCCAGACTGTCGTACGTCATGGTTGCCAACATGGAAATTCTTTTGAAGGGGTCGTCACCGTTGCGAACGGCACGGAGCCAGCTCGCAGAGAAAGCAAACTCAGCCTCGTAGCCGAGCCCAGAAAGCTCAGTCATGGCTAAAATTTTGTCTTGAGTAGACGTGTACTCAGCTTCCGGCCTAGCTGTGACACTTAACTCAATAGAAGCGTCTGCTTTCTTTTTAGAAGCCCTAGGGTGCGAACTTGGAAGAAGGTCGTTATCCTGTGTGTACGCAGCCCGAGAGGGCTTGCCCGAAGAAAGAAGACGGAGATAGGCGTTAATGCGAGCCATGGCCCATGAACCTCTAGTCTGGCCAGGACGGTGACTAGAAGAAAAAGCTCCCGCGCCACGGCGATACACAGCTTTCAACATGCCAAGAGTTGCCTGACGGCCCTTAGGAGCTTTTTTATTGTGCTCCTTAACTTTGTTAGAGATGGCCTTTTCAACAGCCTTAGAAAAAGTAATCTCTTTACTCTTTTTGCCATCAGAAGCAGAATCTTTTTTATTTTTAGATGAGCCCTTGATTTTATCTTTTTGGGGGGCAGGAGTCTTAGCAGAAAGAGCGTACTCTTCTGCCTCGAGCATAGCGGTGGAGGTGGCAGGGACACAATTAGGAACCTGCTTGCCACCTTTCTCTTTCATGCCGATTTGAACGTAATTTTCCCAGCAGGGGTCACCGGCAGCAGCTTCGTTGTCGTGCTCAGAGTCTTTCATCAAAGAACCGTCTGGCATGAAGTGGTAACCTGCTGGTGGAATTTCATCTACGAGCTCGCCGGTGTTGGCGGCTTCGTGGGTGGCGTTAGGCAACGGGGGGCTCCTCGAGGGCTTCTTCTTCAGGGGCGGGCTCTTCACCTTCAGCACCGGGAACGGATTCCTTGAGTGCCTGCTGTACCTCATCAGGGAGGGGTGCAATGGAATCTTCCTGTTGCTTGCCTCGGACGGCGTTCATAATGCCGGGGGCGAGGGAAGCCAACATAGCCTCGGTGAGCTCGGGGGTAAAGGCACCTTTGTCTACCAACATACGGATAGTGACTTCGTCCGGGGTAGGTGCGTCGGCATCGGAGAATCCGTGGGCACGTCTCCATGCTGAGTAGGACACAGCGCCTTTGTCAAACCCAGAGTCAGCGTCAGCTGCACGGTCATTCCGAGTGGAGACCGCAGAGGGGTCATACCAAATCGTAATCCGCTTTACGTCCTCGGGGGCGTGGCCGTTCGCTATAAGATAGGGGCGCAAGTAGACAACGGTGAGTGCGTCGACGATAAGCAACATAAGGGGCTCGATGTGCGCCTTGTACAAGCTTTCGTCAATCTGGAGGGCGTTGGAGTACTTCACGTTTGCCATGCCGGATACAACATCTTTGGGGACGTCAAGGCCCTGCATGATGCGCTCGAGGACGCGGTCGGCACGAGTAGCCAACGCGGGGTCAAAGGAACGCTCAAACTTGAACTGCTTGATAGCTGCCCCGAGCTCAGCAGGTCCACGAATAATCAGGGGGACGACAGCACTGGCGGACTCCTCATCACTGATAGGGGTTGTCATAGCATCAATCAGTTGCTCTTCGAACTCGTCCTCTGCTTCTTCAGCTGTGAACCCCTCCCCCACCCCATCTTCAGAATCGTAAGGCTGGTCAGAATCACCTTGAGCAGCCACAGAGAGGCCATCAGGAAGATAAAGCGCCCCAGCGTTAAGACGTGAACGAGCAGTTGCACGGAATGTCCTGTTCAGTAGAAGGAGTTCGGCACACATGTCTAATAGACCGCGCAGGCTCGAGTCGGCTTCGTCAGAGAAGCGGGGGTGCGAACGCCAGATGCGTCCGATAAAAGCTTTGTTCCCTAGAGGGATAAGATTCCCATTCGCGCCGGACCCCCCCTGAGCCTGTTCGCGTCGACCGATAACGTTGTAGCCCCCGCGGGAATCAGGAATAATCTCATCAACAGAGCGGATGTCCCAAGACTCGGGGACTCCAGACGCCGGTTTAGCGGGCATCTGCACCAGGTAACACTCACCGGCAACAGAAAGATTCAGGGCTGCATCCTTGAGGAGCCCCGGCTGTCCACCATACGCGGAGTTCAGGCGCTCTAGGGCCCGCTCTGCTGCGGAGGATAGGTTCTGGTCAACGGTGGTGGAGTCTTTTACGGGGATAGGAGCTTGTGCGGGGTCGTCAATCGCGCCCGCAAAGATACGGATACGGGAGACAACGGAGGCAACCAGGTTGAAAGCGTATTTGATTTCCCCGATAGCGTCGTAGTATTCCCAAGCTTCGCCTTGCCAAGCGGAGGACGAAGCGGAGCGACGCAACTTGAATTGCTCAAACTCGTTTTTGTCGGTCGCGCTTACCAAAGAAGCGGCAGCGGTCAAAGAGCGGGGAGAGTTGTAGGGAACAACAGTAGGGGAGTTGAAGAAGATTCCAGCGGACGCGGCAGGTTTGCGCGGGAGTCGAATGGCTTGCCCAGAGGTCGTCATCGAGGACTTTGCTTTCGCGGGCCTCGTGCGAACGGCTTTTGCTTTCGGCTGTGGTGCTGGGGGCTCTTCTTTATTGAATATTCCCATTAGGGGTGCTCCTCGTCAGTGTTGCGGAATACAAGTTATTTATGCTCGTATGCGGTCAACAGTCCTGCAATTGCCGACAGCGCGAAAGGCACTGCGACTATAACAACTACTGTACTAATCATAGCTGATATAAATAACAATGATGCCACCCATATTGACAAACACCATTCGCACGTCAATAAGTAGCCAAGCTTGCTGGTCTCGGGTGGGAACCGGCGCCAGAACAGGTTTCGTGGGGTCTCAAAGATGATGTCAGTTGTCATCAGACGTGTGACTCTGAATGTCGCCAACGCAAGGATTATGAGGCTCAGGGCGTCCATCACTCGGTGGGGTCCTTACTTGACATCACAATATTTCCGTAGGGATTCCATGTCCTCAAGCGAGAGCCACAGCCACAGTTCTCATCCTTGGTAAAGGCTAAGATTTTCCCGGACTCAGTCACTGCGTGAGACATCTTGCCCTCGTGGGATTCCTGAATAATCCTCTCGCGGAAAACAAGATTGGGCCCAGTAGGAGAGTCGTTGGCAATCATAATTGTGTCGTTGAGAATCACAATCCGACAGCGGTCAAGAAACCTTGTGCCCTGGGGGGCGTCGCCGTGCATGGTGAGCGAGGTGAAGTCCGCCAGAGATTGCGGGGGTGCTAGGCGGATAATTGCAGGGAACACGTCTACGCGCTTCACGTGGTGAACTCCGAGGGGACGTAGAAAGTGTCCCAACCAAAAGTCTCGCGGGCGATGGGGAGGGGAATAATCATGGGCTCCGTTCGAGTAGAGGTGGGAATGTAGTCGACAACCGACTGCATAGAAGATGCACGGGCTGCAAGCGCCCACTCCTTTTTGGACGTCAAAGACTTTATGGGAAACGCCATGGGGAACTCGGAGTCCTCGGAGGTCATTGTTTCCAGGAAGCGTGCCTGGCTAGACTTCCGGCTGTCGGGGTTGCGCCACACGACGATAGCCAACTCGTCTTCGTTGTAGGAACCGGACGCTGTCTTATAGGTTTTCATTTACTCAACCGCCTTGCCATAGCCCTGTAGGAAACCCCGGCTGCTTCAGCAATCGCAGCCGTCGGAACCCCCATAGAACGGAGTGCAGTCGC